GCAAATGCTATTTTAAAACTTTGATTATTTTCAAATAACTTTCCCAATTCAACCATACATTCTTTGTGAGCTTTTTCTCCTGCATTTACTGTTTCGTTTTTTCCAGACTTTATTATCCCTCTTAATCTGCCAGGAGCTAAAGAGTTTTGAACAAATGTTTCTAAGATAGAATTAACTTTTTGTACTTGTGGGTCATTAACTAATTCTTTATTTACATTTTTAAGAGCTGCATAAAATGTTGCCATACTTTCAGATTTACCCCCAGACATTAGTTGAGCAGCACCTATCTTTAATGAAAATCTCATCTTTCCTATCATTATGTCTGTTTTTGGTGTTGTATTAGATGCACCATGACCTTTCCAAAATTTTGTAAGCGATGTTGTGGCTCTACCATATTGTTCTGCTCTAGAACCTTTTAATTCTGGAAATTTATCTTTAACAAATTCTGCTATTCTTTTTCCACTTTCTAAAACTTGAGGATAATTATTTAACATATCAATTATGCTTTTATCAATTCCAGAATTACTATCTATTTCTTTATTATGTAATGCATACCAACCCATAACGATTGCTGCTTCATAATCTTCTGCTTTTAATTTTTTTGCTTCAGATAAATACTCTTTAAAACTATCCATTTGTTTTCCTCAAAAGTCTATTCTTATTATTTATAATAAATCAAACCTTGATGTCTTCAAACTTCTTATTGACTACTCTTCTGATAATTTCCTGACCGGAATCAACAATATCTTCTTGAGCACTCTGTTCACAATCATACAACCTCATCTTCCTTCTGTCAACACCTATTAAGAATCTTTTATTAATTGATGGGTCATTATAACGATTCTTCAATTGTTTTACAGCTAACTGATTTTGTTTTTCTAGTTCCTCTGAAGAAATAATTGCAAACATTAAATCAGCAGTTGCAGGAAGACCAAAAGATTCTGAAGTGTCTGTCAATTCTACATCTGAATTTGAAAACCCTCCTCTTGTTGTTTGTGTTGCACTCATGATTGGAACACTATTTTCAACTGCAAGACCACGCAATTCTTCTGCAATAGCCTTGACATAAAAATACGAACCAATTGTTCCATTACCTTTGAACCTTGATGATGCACATATGTTTATGTAATCAATAAAGATTATATCTGGTTTGAAAGACTTTTTCAAGTGTAATTCATTCAGTAGTGCTCGAAAATGTCCTGAGTGAGCAGATGCAGTAGGATATTCTTTGATAATCAACTTACCAGTTGTTTTTTCTTGAATTCTTTTGAGTCTATCCATAAACATCTTTTTAGAAACACTTTCTAAATCATTCATAGGCAGATTCATTAGATTAGAGTCAATCCTTTCTGCAATACGTTCTTCTGCCATTTCAAGTGTAATATATAATACATTCTTTCCTTGCATCAAACATGCAGCTGCATGATGACACATAAACAATGATTTACCAACACCTGTTCCTGCAATCACTATATTTAATGTTTTTTGTGGAAGTCCACCTTTAGTTATCTTGTTGAAAAAATCAAGGTCAAACTCAATCCTTTCTTCTTTTTTACGATAAAAGTCAAAACGTGATTCACCATCTACAGTATAATCATGACCTACATTTGAATCAAATCCAACTGCAAGTGCTTCTGTCAATATATCTGGTATGGCTTCAGCAGTATACTTTTTATCTTTACCTTGAATGATATTAATACCTTTCAAGATTGCATTGTATACTGCCTTGTCTTTACAGAACTTTTCAGTGTTATCCATTAACCATTTTTTATTGAAATCTTTAATTTCTAACGATTCAATAGAGTCAATAATATTTTTATGTTCTGTTTCGGAAATGTCTCTTCTACTATCTAGCTCGATTAGAAGAGATTCTTTGGTGGGAAGATTGTTGTATTTTTCAATAAACTTTTTAATTTCTTGAAAAACAATTTTGTCAGATTTTTCTAAAAAATAATCTTCTTTTAAAAATGGTATGGTTTTTCTTGTGTACTCTTCATTACTAATTAACTGTGCTAGAACAGTCTTCTCTATTGACATATTTGTATTCTCCGTTCTCTAACGATTCTATAATTAGCTCTTCCAATATAGTTCCTACTATGTCTGCAAAAGCCTCACTCATTAAAAGTTTTTCATCTACATCATTAGAGTATATCAAATCCCAATCAAATGTCAAGTTTCTTGAACCGTCCTCATTTTCCTCTCCTGCAAATTTTACTTCTCCATATTTAAATATTACACCATTGTAAACTGAACTAGGTTCATCAATACAAATACCTGCATGGTCATAATCTTTATGTTCTAAAATTTTATATTTCATTCTGACTCTGTTAATAATTCTGGGCTGCATTCCTCAGTATCCACTATTCCATATTTGAATTCTTCTTTTGCACATTCATCTAGCTTATCCATAATTTCTTTTGTAAAATATTTCTCTGGGTCATTATTAATTGTTTTGCCAAATGTTTTTGTTCCATCTGGTAATTCAATTCTTGTGCTAACAGATTTGAATATTCCATATTTCAAAGCAAGTTCAAGCAATCCATAGTATTTATCAAGTCCCTTTTCATAATTTAATCTTACATCCACCATCTTGTTTTCAACTGTCAATCTTGACTTGTGATTTTTGCAATGAATAATATTACCAATTACTTCTGTTCCATCTTTTTCTTTTCTTTTGGAAAGAAAAACAATTTGTGAAGCTGCATACTTTATACCAGACCCACCACTCATTTCTTTAGTAGGGAACATGCTACCCATCGAATCATATGTATGATTTGTAATCACCATAGGAACTTTTGCTCTTCCTAACCTTAAAGTTAAGACACGAAATGTTGCTTTAACAAGTTGTGCTCTTGACATGTCCTTAGTTTCTTTACCTTCAGCAGTATCTTCAATTTCTTTAGTTGTCGATAACATACCCAAAGAATCTAAGCATATCATCATAGGCTGTTTTTCTTCATCATCAATATATCTATCTAGAATTTTTATAGCTTGTGTTCTAAACTCTTGAACAGTTGTAACTGGAAAAATAATCATTCTTTTTGAATCTATTCCACGTTCTTCTATCATATCTTTTGTGATAGCAGATTCTGATTCAAAATAAATTACACCAGCATCTGGATTCTTATCAAGAAAAGTTTTAACCATTCCCAAAACAAAAAAAGTTTTTCCTGTTGCAGATTCCCCTGCTAGTGCAGTAATTTTATTTGAAGGCAATCCACCATAAATTGAACCAGATAAAAGTGCATTGAAAATATAAGAGCCTGTATCAATAAATGAATCTATATCTCCAGCTTCAACACCATCAGAAACTAATGAAGCCCATTCATTACCAGATGTTTTTATTACTCTATCAAAAAAACTCATACATCAAACCTTTCTTTATTTTCTGAACGTATTTTTTCAAATCCATTTGGATAACGTTTTTCTAGTTTCTCAATGTTTGTTTTAATAACATCATCTAATGTTACACCTAGTGCAAGACATGCTTGTGCCATGTACCACATAATATCACCCAACTCTTTTTTCATGTGAAGTTTATTTTCTTCATTTAATTCTTTCCCTTGAAAAATACACTTCTTTACTAAATCACCAAATTCACCAGCTTCTGCTGACAACCCTAGTGTAGCTGTCAGCAATCTTTCTGGTGGAACTAAATGTTCTGTTTTCATAGTATACAGTGATTTTTCAAATGCAGTATAATGTCTTGACTGTTCACTTGTTACACTGTTTACAAATTTTACATAATTTGCAAAAAATTCATTATCCATATATTATCCTAAAAATTTTGTTAAAGTATTTTCTCTCTTAAACATAGAACTGTTTCTATATGTAATTTTGCCCTCTCTTTTCATATCGTATCCAAAATCTTGATAAACCCAATATTCTAATCCTTTAAAAAATTTATCTCCAGACCAAAGTTCTGGGTCTTTGATTAAAGATTGTGTATTGTACCAAAGTTTATTATATAAGTCAAGGTCTTTTTCTAAAATTTCTATTCTGTTTTTAAAGTCCTCTGGAGAATTTACCAATAAAAAATCATCTACATTAAATGCTTTTCCACTCTTAACTCCTCCTATCATAAAATGATTAGAATCTTTATGAAAGAAAGGAAGTATTCCATAGATTAACATCTTCCAGAATTTACTTGCAGTTGGCCAACCTCTACTTCCACTAATCATAAGAGTGTATTTTGTATTATACATAGTCTCATGCAATTCTGTCATTGGAGTTTTTTGTATTCTTGAATGATACTTTTTATCTATTTTGCTCATTTCCCAATCACCATAGATTAATGCATCTGGAAATTGGTCAAAAATATACTCACGAACAATCTTGTATTTATCAACTGTTTTGTCCTGTGAAGGAGTACAGTGCATTGCAACATTCAAAGGAATAGCACGATTTCCTGGCTCTGTGCATAATCTATTTTTATCTTCATTCATTAGAAACATGCATGAATGGTCAATATTAGAGACAGGAGTTTCTGTTTCTATGATTGTTTGATTTTCATAGCCTTTAATATGTGAAGATAATTTCATTACTGTTTGAACAGACAGTATTCTTTTTGCACGATTAAATAAATCTTTTGCAGCAATTGGAAAATAACGTGAATCTTCTCCTATTTCAAAATATGAAACATTTGAATCATTTAAAAAACTAGTAATGATTCCAGTGTAATTTTTTGAAAAACCTGCTGGTTTGTAGAATGTTCCATCCTCTTTATACATTTTTTCAATTAATGTACTGTAACCAGATATACCACTATAAATTAAACCAAAATCTACTTTAATATTTTCAAAATACTTTGAGAGCCAATCTTGTTTATTTCCTTTCTTAAAAGTTTCCCAGCAATCAAAAAGATTATTATTCTTGTTTATTTTTTCTTTTATATCAACATATAAACTTGAAAAATCATTTCGACTTATAATATAAAAATTATCATGAGGATATAGCTGAGCCAGAGAGGCTATAAAGATAGCACTCTCTGAATCTCCACCAATCATTCCCCATTTATTAAAATTAAAAGAAATTGATTTTCCAAATTTTCCTACGATAATGTTTGCCATAATTTTTAAATAAAAAAA